GGCGTCCCTGGAGGTGAAGAGGGATAGAATCCTCTTTGGAAAGATTGGGTTTTATTCCTTTCTTCCCTTCACCCCCTAGTTTAGGGGCGCCTGTCCTGCTCGTGTGACAGAAGTGTTGCACGCCGTTTGAATGAGAGGCTGATGAAGTTGGTTATTCCAGTGAATGCTGGTACGCGAAAGCGTATCACGCATCCACCCCAAACCATTACGCAAGTGTGGAATGGGGTTTCATCAGTAGGCCACATCGCCGAGTCCGGTGGGTATGAGCAGATCGACACTGTCGGTCATAATCTCAGACTCCTCGGTACCGGCGATCAAGGCGGACCGTTTATCTTACACCGCAAGTTGGTAACTTGCGGGTATGGGTTCGCCGTGAATGGTGCAGGGAAGGGTAGCCAGGTTGCTTTGCATCCTAGCGGCCACGACCAACCGCACCAATCGGAGCCAGACACCACAGAAATGTGGGCTATGGGTGGCACTGCAATTGCGAGGTGTGCACCGGACCAAACCCAGTTCGATGTGCCGGATTTTCTGGCACAGACGATCGTGGGCGGGATTCCAAAAGCGCTCGGCGTGAAAGCACTTCGTGAGAAGGCCTGGGATATACGAAATATATACCGGGCCGGTCGGAGCTCAAAAGCTCTGGCTCACGAATACTTGAACGTCGAGTTCGGATGGAACCCACTGGTGCATGATGTCCTCAGTTTCTGCAGGACAGTGCGCGCTAGCCACAAGGCCCTTTCGGACCTTGCGCAAGGTTCTGGTCATAAGACCAGGACTGGTTACGCGTTTCCATCGCAATCCTCTCAAACCCTCTCCTCGAATGGTCCCTTCGTTTATAGTTGGGACTCGTCGAAGAGTGGGTGGGCGACTGGGGGTAAGTTTTCAACTTACTCCACTTCGGAATCCAGAACTTGGTTTAAGGGGTGCTTTACGTACTCCATTCCGAAGCCATCCAACATGTCGACACTGGACAAGTATAAGTCCTATGCCGACCACATCCTAGGATTAGGACCTCGAATAAATCCCGAGGTCATGTGGGATGCAGCGCCGTGGAGCTGGGCGGCTGACTGGGCTGTTAACGTGGGCGATGTAGCCCACAATATAGCCCTTTTCAGTCGCGACTCTCTGCATATGCAATATGGGTATGTAATGACCCATGCATATACACAGACAGATTGGCACTTTGGTGGAACCTTTGTGTCAACTGCCTGTTCCGCTCGTGGAATTGAAGAGTGGAAGAAGAGGTTTCCAGCTTCGCCCTACGGTTTCGGCCTGACCTACGACGGTTTAACCGGCGTTCAAAAGGCCATACTGGCGTCAGTCGGGGTAACCCATTTCTGACGTCTGCCACACCGCGGCAGTTCACAATCCGTGGACTGTGCTCAACCATGGTGGTTTGTTCCACGAACCATCCCAACACTGGAGATGATCCGCAGATGGCACTTGCCGATCCGCAGTCTGTTACCTACGACGGTACAGCATACTCCCTTGGTCGGATTTCAACGGGCGCAAATAGCTCGTTGTATCAGGCTTTCGGGACGAATTTGGAACTCGACTTGGCCGTTAGCCATCAATATGGCAAACGTACTCGTCGGGTCGCGAGACTGGATATTAAGACCATCCAGTCTTCGCCTCTGGCTACAGGGATTTCAATCCCTCAGAGCCATAGCTGCTACGCCGTACTTGACACAGCCGCTGATTTCGGGATCTATGATCCCGCAACGGCTGCAAAGCTGGTGAACGCTCTGACCGGTTGGTTTACGGCCGGAACGAACGCCAATGCTTTGAATCTTGCCAAGGGCCTTAACTAAGGCCGGCGACAGCCCAGGAGTCAACCTGGGGCGTGGCGGCCCCCCGCGAGGGGGGCTTGCCACTGCTGCTGATCACTGCGGCTCTGGATCGCTATACCACACCTGGAAGGGGTGGATGCGTGAAAAGCCTCAGCAATCTCTGGCGTTTGGTCGCTGATGATCTAGCGACCGGGTGTCACACGAGCGCAACTCGAGACTTTAACACAGTCAAGAGTCGCATCGAAGATGAAGGGTTTTCGTTTATGACGATTACCCTACCGCAATTCGGCAAGGACTTCGAAAGAAGCCTCGAACTGGGTTGTGTTGACGACGCCGCGTTTCCGGGTTTCCGGAGACGTGGAGGTCTCCCGATTTTTATGTCGGGTTTCCTTCGTCAGATCTTCGATGTTCGTGATGGAGTCCTTCTGGACGATCCCTCCATTGATTGCATCTTCGCAGTCAGGCAGCTCTCGCTGCTTTTCTCGAAGATCGAGCTGCCGTGTAGCAACTCACGCGTAGTTCGCGCAATGGAAGGGTTCGTTCAGAGCAATGAGGAGGTCCAGATTTGGGAATGTGCCGCGTCACCTGGGCTCATACAAGAGTTCAGAGACGCGTCCCGAATCCTATACGCTGATGCTTTTTCTGCCGTGGATGATTCTATTTACCACGGCAGGATTCAGCCTCGGCATGGTCCTGGTGCTACTGCTGACGGGCTCGCCGGAAACGGCAAGTTCGTTTTGCAGACATGGCACTCACGGTTAGAGGAGGTGTTCCCTTATGGGGAATATGTCCTCCCGAATTGGCGATATTATCGCCAATTGGACCATGTGGATTTCCTCGAGCCTGGAGCTGAAACACCTGTCAAGGTTATCTCAGTTCCTAAGACGCTCAAGTCCCCTCGAATCATTGCAGAGGAACCGACCTGTATGCAATACATGCAACAGGCGATTTCCCGCGCGCTGGTCGAGGAGTTCGAACGGCCCACAACCAGAGATGGGAGAGAAAACTTTCTTTCTCATTTTCTCGGTTTCACGGACCAAATCCCGAATAGGGAGATGGCACGTGAGGGCTCGACGACTGGTCGTTTGGCGACCCTAGATCTTAGGGAAGCTAGCGACCGTGTACCTGAATCGCTCGTAAAGGTTATGGCCGAGTGTCATCCGTGGTTATCACGGGGTTTATTTGACACAAGGTCAACCAGAGCGACTATCGGAAAGCTTGGGGTTTCAATCCCTCGTCTGTACCGATATGCGTCGATGGGCTCTGCCCTGTGCTTCCCAGTTGAAGCTGCGGTCTTTTTGACCGTGGTGATGATTGGGATAAAGAGGCACAGGGGACTCCGGACCGCACGAGACCTCAACTTCAAGGATCTCGTGGGTGATGTGCGTGTCTATGGGGACGATATCATTGTCCCCACAGACTGTGTTGATTCCGTGATCGAGGCCTTACGCGATTTCAATTGCGTGGTCAATATCGACAAGTCCTTCTGGAACGGCAAGTTCCGGGAGTCTTGTGGAGGGGACTACTACGATGGCACTGATGTTACACCAGTACGCTGTCGTGCGAAGTTCCCTTCATCACGGATGGACGGATCCAGCGTGGCATCTCTCATCGCGCTTCGTAACCTCCTGTACATGCGAGGTTTATGGCGCGCGACGAGTAGCCTTGACGAACGGATCGAACGCCTCCTTGGAGGTCGTTTCCCAATCGTTGAGCCTACGTCACCTGCATTGGGTCGCCACTCAGTTCTGGCTTACCAGCCGGAACGGATTGACGACTGGACTCATGCTCCAAGAGTGCGAGCGTTTGTCCAGGTCCCTCGTCTGCCAAAGATCAATCTGGCAGATTGGGGCGCCCTACGCAAGTGTCTTTCATCCTCTGTTATGTTTGAGGATGCGAGGCATCTGGAACGTTCAGGACGAGCCGTAGCCGTCGACATCAAGCTGCGGTGGGTGTCTCCTTTCTGATTGATGGGAAGGGGAACTTCTATCACTTGACTCCTTGTTTGTAGGAGCCAAGGGCACAGCTGCTCTTAGGTGCTCTTGGTTTAGCATCCAAGACTGCTGCTTAATTGCAGCAGATGCATCTGAGTTGCGATAGAAGTGA